CAGATACCTGACTTTTTGACGTTAGCGCAATTAAAAATAAACCGTAGACTATCTATTGTAGAGCAAGAAATTCTTACAGAAATTACTCCTGTAGCTCAGGCTACAACTCTACCAGTAGGCACTAAGTTTGTTATTAGCGTATCCGATTCAAATGGTCGTAGAGTAGAGCCTGTATCAATGTCAGAGATTCTTGACTACGCAGACCTAAGCGGCTCAGTAACACGCTACTCAGTTTCTGGCGATAAGATTTACTTTGCCCCAACACCAGCGGCAGATAACACAAGCGCGTTTAGCATTCTATATAGCGCAGACAAAGACTTGAACGGCGGCGATAGTGGCCCAGTTCTACTTCAAGATATTTATTTAAACGCAGCTCTTCAAGAGGCTTACGTTTACCTTAAAGACGATGGCCGAGTTAATTATTTTAAACAAATGGTTGACGAAGGCATTGCAAACGTACAAGCAAGACGATCTAAACAAGGTATCGGTAGAGCAAGAATTAAAGACGAAAGTATAGCAGCCAATGGAGGCCCGTTAGTCTAATGACTTCACAAATAATCCCAACAAATCCTACAGCAGGATCAGCTACAACTTCTAGCGTTAGAGAAAACTTTAGAATTGCTGATGAAGAAATTACTCAACTACAAAGATCAAACATTGATGCTCAGGATCTTACTGGCGGCCCAATATCTTACAGCGTAACTTACCCTGCTGATCCAGCATTTGCGTTGGTTGATGGTGTTCGTATAGCTGTAAGAGTAAATGTAACCAATAGTTCCATAGTTACAGACTTAAATGTTAACGGAACAGGCGGACTTCCTATTAAGTCCGTTGATGGCGAAAGTTTATCAATTGGCGATCTTGTTGCTAATCAGTATTACGAGCTAATGCTTAATGCTGTTGTTCCAGCATCACCTTACTGGGCATGTCTGAATATTAACAAGAATGTTATTCTTTCAAGCTTGGATGTGGAAGGTGAAATCACTGCTGATCTTATTACATTACATCCTACAGGTAATGCTGGTGAGGGTGGTCAAGTCCAGTTTCAGCGAGAAATAGATGCTACAGTTGATTGGTACATAGATGCTTTTGGTGAAAGTAATACTACTGACTTGCGATTTATAAATACTGGCACAGGGACAGATATAAAACCGTTTCAGGTAATGAGTACCGGAATATATGTAGAAGGTGAAGCACTAGGAAATACTGTTGGTGATGAGACTATTCAAGCAGAGTTTAGATCCATTAACGCAAACAAGTCAAAGCTTCTAATTAAAGATGAAAGATGGGCTGATGGCTCTGACTGGAATTCTGCAAGTAAAGTATTGCAATTTGAAGTTGATACCTCCCCTCATTCTTACATTGCGTCAAGCACAGAGGGATCTGGACTCAGGGGTATCGAGATAGGTACTCACGATGGTGCAGGAGCTAGAGAAAAGTTCTTTGTTGGAGATGCAGATGGCGGCGCTTACCTTTTCTATAATAACGTCAAAAAGCTACAAACATCAACTGATGGGATTGCAATAACAGGCAATAGTACTGACACAGTTATAAGTTTTCTTCAAGGCTCTACCGAAACTCCTGCCACCGATGGTTTTGACATAAGAACAACTTGGAATGAAAGTGGAAACCCTAGCAGCTTTTTAGACTTCAGAGCTAAAGATGATGATGCGGACGGTTTTCGCTGGAGGTTTAATAATTACGTTAATCCTGGTGTCTATCACAATTTTATGACGCTAACTCCTGACGATAACGTTGTTGCTCGTGATGAGGGAATTCTAAAAGTAAATGGCGCTATAGAACAAGAAGGTGATAGTTATAATCTTTTTGTTAGAAATAGCACATCACCAGCGCTGTATGCTCAAATCTCAGAAAGCACAGGACAGATTGCATCATTCCGATACGACTCTGCCACTGCTGGTGCAGGAAATGAAGTTATAGGAATTAGCCACGATAGGGTTGACATACATAGATCTGTACATTTAGGCAACGAAGATAAAATCATTTGTGGCAGCGGAGGTACTGGTCAGTTAGAAATATATGAGGCTAGTAACGGTAACGGCTATGTTCAGCAAACTGGCGAGGGAAATCTTGTTATTCAAGCAACAGATGGCTATTTATACAGTGATGCTTACTCCGTTGCGTACTGGGACACTAATCACATAAAGTTAAAATACCAAAACTTTGATAAACTTCAGACCACCTCTACAGGTGTACTTATAACGGGTAACACAGAGGGCGGATGGTTTCGTCACGACACAGATCAGGTTGAGGGATTCGATGGCTCCTGGAACTCTTTTGGTCGCAACGGAGGGTCTAACGTACTTTATGTCCAGCAAGGTAGAAATGACACACCGATTGCTAGCTTTAGAAGAGACAACGATAATACCGGTAATACAACAGCCGGTTCTGGCGTTGAAGTGGTTGGCATTAAACAAAATGGCATTCAAGCACTGAACTACTATTCTAGCGATGGCACAGTAGGAGTAAGCGGTACATCCTATTATGGAGCAACATTAACAATTAAAAACGGCCTAGTTGTAGCCGTAAATTAATCTTAATTTAGGAAATCTGATGCCATTTGAAACCGATAAAAGCGGTGGTTTTAAAATAGATGCTTCCGAGCTTCTAAAAACTGGCGTGCATCCAGAAAGGTTCGATAAGCTTATTCCGTTTTGGGAAGCTGTAAACGGCGTTCAGTATACTGAATTTGGTATGCGAAGAAAGGCTGGTCGAGAGCTTCTACATGACTTTAAACCTCAAGGCTCTAGCACGCCAATACGAGGAATTACAGCGACTAGAGAGTATGATACTAATGTTGCCTATATAGGTGACTTACGCAATATATATTCATATGTTTTAGAAGATCCTTTAGCCACCCCAGCAAATACACCTTCTGTGAACGTAGTAGGTTCTGGGTACAGCCTTATTGCTAGCACCGAAGGAACAACATGGGACAGCGGTAACTCTTTAACATTGTCGGCCGGAGAGGCTATTTTTGGAACTTTATCTTTAACAACAAGTGTTCCCCACGGAATTACAAGTGGAGCAGCATTTACTGTTACTGGCATTACTGGCTATACTGGTGATGATCCAAACGGTTCTTATATCGCAAGATACCCGACAGGAGAACCTAATCTATTAACTAATATATCTGTAACCTTAACTGGAAGCTTTCCTAATGAAAGTTATGACGTTACAAATGCTTTTGTTACTATTGGGGCAGCAGGTGAAACCTTATGGGACTCTTCAACTACAGTATGGGATGGATCAACAAACACTCCTGATCAATGGGACTTTGAAACTTTTGGTTCGTTTGTAGTTGGTGCTAAAGGCTCCACCAAACCTGTTATAAAAAAGAATAACGTAAACTTTAATGATTTTTACGACGACAGTGTAAGCGGCGCTACAGTTACCAGTAGCAGTCAAGGGATTAATTACGCTGTAGGTGACACCCTAACAACAACATCTCCCAATGGTAGCGGAATAACAGCGACAGTTACTAAGGTAAGCGCAGGAAAGATTATTGATTTCGAGATCACTAACTTCGGTGACAACCTTTACAACTCAGGAGACACAATTACTTTTGTTACAGCTACTGGGAGTGGATCTGGAGCAACAGCAACAGTAACAGTGCCTGATATAGATTTTGACACCTTAGAGTGCTTCCATAAGCAAGGCCCGCACATGCTTGCATTTAACTACACTAAAGGCGTAGTTGATTACAGTACAAGTTTTGCTTGGTGCAGTGCTGATAATTTAGATAATTGGGTAGCCTCCGCAACAAACACAGCGGGTAGCTTACTTATTCGTGAAGCAGAAACACCCATACGTTGCGTTTGTCAGTTAGGTAATGGTTTAGCGGTATACACAGACACTCAAATGTTTGTCGTTAACTACGTTGGCCTTCCAAACATATTTGGCTATCAAGTTGCGCTAGAAGGTAGTATAGGTGCAGTATCTGCAAACTCCGTTGTATCTGTTGGTCGTCAAAACTATGGCGTGACTAGAGATGGGTTCTTTGTTACAGATGGCTCGCAAGTTAATTTAATAGGCCGAGACAGTGGCATTAACCAATTCTTTAGAGATAATGTTGCCGAATCTTCCCTTGAGTTAATCTACGGATTTGAAAACTCAAAAGAGAATGAAGTTGTATTTGCTATACCATTCAACTCAGCGGTTATAAATAAAGAGTTTTATTACAACTATAAGACTGGTCAGTGGGGCACAAGAGATCAAGCTATTACAGCGTACCTTGACCGAGGCGTGTTTCAGCACGCTTTATCTGGAGATGAACTTGGAAACTTCTATTACGAAGGGAACACTCCAGGATTAGCAAACCCTAGCGTATCAGCGGTAACAAAAGCTCACGATTTAAATGATGCAAACAGAGTTAAAGAAATATCAGCTATTCGTGTAGGTAAAGAAGGTCTTGGATCTCCTACATTATCGATAGGTTGGTCTGACACAATTAACGGTGAGCCAGACTATACAGATGGCAGGGGAAGAGTTAATAGCTTTATTATCAATAATACATACGAAAGCTTTCCAATAAGATCCGCTGGAAGATATATAACTATGAAAGTGGAGAGTAATAACTCTTCTGATAGTTGGACTCTAACCAACCTAGAAGTCCAAGGCAGAATAGAGGGTGAGCGATGAACTCTAACCTGCCAGCAGAATACAATAGGCCAATACTTGAGAATGAGTTAAGAAAGCTTCAGCAGCGCATAGATGATATGAAGACGCTGCTTACATTTATACCTGTAACTGACCCAGTGGCAACACCATCTTTAGGTA